ATGCTACAATGATTGTACCACTCATCAAAGAATACATGGAACTTGGCATTAAAAACGATGAAGCACTAATAAAAGTTGCTACAATATTCCAACGTATATTCGCAAACGAAGGAACAGAAGAAAATGGATTTGGTATTTCGGAAGCAGAAAAAGAACAACTTCTTAAAGAAATAAATAATTTACAACTACCCCCTAAAAAAGAAGAATAAATGTCAGGAAATGTTAAGGTTGGTCCATCATCAACAAGATCTAGCAGAGTAACTCCTTTATCTTCTACGGGTATAAAATCCCAAATTGAAGATGGGATTTTAAAAACAACCCAAGTTGGAATTGTGCAAGATATTATTTTGAATGAAAACCACCCCCTATTTCACACTAAAGGAAAATGGGGTAGTATAGGAACCATAGAATTTAAATATTTTAAAAGTGCTACTGGGGGTAAAGAATATGCTAAACCTTATTTTGCTAATATATCAGCATACCCTTTAGTAAATGAATATGTATTAATTTTTACATTACCTAATCTTAATTCTTTAAGTAGTAAAGATGCTAATTCCTATTTTTACTTACCTTCAATTAATATTTTTAATAACCCCCATGTTAATCCTTTACCTAACATAAGAACTACAAATAAACCAATTTCAATTCCAACTCCAAACCAAATAGCTAATGGTTTTGCTATTGAAAATGAACCCCAAGTTAATATTAATTCAGTACAATTAAATAGCCCATCATCTAATAATACACAAAAAACATTTATTGAAAAAGATGAAACATCCCAACCTTTATACCCTTATGCAGGAGATATAATACACCAAGGAAGATTTGGGAATACCATAAGATTAGGGAGTACTTCAAGACCTGTAGACCAAATTAATAAATCTAGAAACCCCTGGTCTACAACAGGTGAAAATGGTTCTCCTATAGTGTTAATCTCAAATGGTCAAAATTTAAAAGGTTTTAAATATACCAATGAAAATATTAATGTTGATGATTCTTCTTTATATTTAACATCAACACAAAAAATAAATTTAGAATTATCATCCAAAGCAGAAAAAACATCATATTTAAAATTTCCACAAAATTTAATTCCTACATCCCCTAAGGATTATAAAAATAGTCCTCAAGTAATTATTAATTCAGGTAGATTAGTATTTAATGCTAAAAATGACCATATTATATTAGGGAGTTCTAAATCAATACATTTAACTTCAACTAATTCTATTAATATAGATACTAAACAATGTATTATAGGAGCAACTCAAAAAATTAATTTAGGATCTAGAGCCTCTTCTCCTTTAGTAAAAGGGGATACCCTAGAAACATATTTAAGAATTATTTTAACTTCTTTAAAACAAATAGTAGAAGTTGTTGGGACTGATTTACAATACCCTGGGGGTACCGGTACTGTTGATATGGGAAAAGGCATTACATCAGAATCTACAAGTAAAGTTTTAAAAACAATATCAGATAACCTTCAAGATATTTTATCTACAAAATCATTTACAGAATGAACGGTTCAACTAGAGTCATATTCATGGCGGGTTTAACTCGTCAAAAATCCAAAGAGGAACAAACTATACTATTTAAAGAAGGATTTGGTGAAGGTGAAATTAAATCTTTTAATCATAACCAATTTTCAAAAGTTAGAAAAGAATTACAATTAAATCCTGATGCTCTTTTAGTATTATATAGTAAAAGTGCTGAAAATATGGTTAAAGCATCAAAAACTTTATCTCAAATTAATAAGTTATATATAATAGAACCTTATGTTAGTCCTAATGCCCAAAAACAATTTCAAAAACTCCAAGAAATGGGCTTTTCATCAAAAAATACCTATGTAGGTTCTGTAGGGACTAGAGGAAAAGGTATTAATGAACTTGGAACGGGACCTAATGGGGATATTGGAATAGTAAGTAATACCCCTTCAAATTTAGATCATTTTGAAGCCTTAATTTATGCTGGAAAACAAATTAAAACCTTAAATCTCCTCCCTACTGAAGAACAAGCAAAAGAAGAGAAAAAATTAAATGAATCTGATATAGAAACCACAAATGAAAATGGAGATGTTTTAAGTGGTGTAATGGAAAAATATATAGTTAAAAGAGGTGATTATCTATATAAAATAGCAAGAATGTTTCCCATTGAAGGTATTTCTTCAAAAAAAAGAGTTCAACAAATTTATGAAGCAAACCCATTTTTAAAAGGAAGAAGAATTAAAACCCCAAAAGCTTACCATGGCGGGGGGTTTTTAGAAAATGAAGATTTATTATTTCCTGGGGATGAATTAATGATTACTGGTTATGGGGATCCTTTAAAACAGTTTGATTGTACTGGTATTGTTGTAGATTCTACTACTAACCAACCTATAGAAGGAGCAAATATAAAAACTACAATAAATGAACCAGGTAAATCTCAAGATACTACTACAGATAAAGATGGAAGGTTTGCTGTAAATGGGGTTTATGTTCCTGAAGAACAATTATTAAGAAAAACAATAAAAAAAGGATCTAAAGGAAAATTAGTAGAACAATTGCAAGAAAAATTAGCAATAGATGTAGATGGTATTTTTGGGGTTAAAACAGAAGAATCCGTTAAAAAATTTCAAGAAAATAATAATTTAGAACCTGATGGAATTGTAGGTAGTATAACTTGGTCTGTTATAGATAACATAGGAAATAAAAATAAAACTTATTTATTTAATATTTTAATAAGTAAACCAACATACACACAAAAGAAAATAAGCCCTTTTAATTTAGATAAAAGTATAAAAGATAGTTTAGGTATTATTCCCTTAGAACCTATTAAAGCATCCACTAAAATATCAGAATTAGAAGAACAATTAATGGATAATGAAATTTTAGAAAATGTTAAAGCATTAAAAATATCAACTAATCCTGGGGGTTTTGCTTCTTTAAAAATGGGTAATCTTTTAATAGCTAGAATAAAAGAATCATTAATCCCCCAAATACTTCAATTAATTGCTCAGTTTGGTATAGGAAAAGTTCAAGAAGCACTAGGAAAACCTATAAATGAATTACAAGCAAGTTGTCCCCCTGATTTAGATAGTTTAAATAAAATAATAGTAACAAAAAATAAATTAACCAGAATACTAAATCAAATAATTAAAACCTTAGAAAATATTAAAATTGGAGTAGATGTAACTGATCAAGCAGTTACAGCTTTAAACATAGCACTTCCTATAATTTCTAATGTGTTTTCATTTTTTCCTGTTGCGGGTTTTGGAGTTCCTGATGTATCTAAAATTCTATCAGTTCCTAACGGCCCCCTAGATAAAATTAATACTTTTTTAAAGAAATTAAAAGTAGTAACTTCTGGAATGTTATTATTATTAACAACATTAATAACCCTTTTAACAAGAACATTACAATATTTAGCACTATTAGATGCCTTAATTCAAAAATGTTTTATAGAAGGGGCAATACCTAGTGTAGAAGTAGATCCTACTTTATTTCCTGTAGAAGATAGAAAATCTGATTCTTCATCTTTAACGGTAAGAGATGCATCTAATAATGAATTTATTTTAGATATAGAAGTTGAAAAAACTACATCAGAAATCAAAAGAAAAAGAGCTATAGCAAAAAATAAAGCAGATGTAATTATGCTACGTGGAGAATGGTCATTTTCATCTAATGACCAAATACTAATGAATGAGTTAAAGTTTTATATTCAACAAAACGATTTAAAAGCAGATTAATTTAATATTTATAACAAACACAATAATGAAAACCGAAGCACTTAAAAAAATAATCAAAGAAGCCGTTAGAGAGGCCATACAAGAAGAGCTAAAGGAAGTTTTACTTGAAGCAGTTAAAGCACCTAAAGCTGTAGTTACACAACCAGTACAAGAAAGTATTACATCACCAACTACACTCACTGTTACACAAACACCTAAAAAATCTTTAAAAGAACAAAGACAAGCATATATGGATATTCTAGGTGAAACAGGGTTAAATATGAACAGCTCACATGCTCAAGGATTTGGCAATAAACCCTTTAATCCTCAAGGAACAGGAGATACAACATCACCAAATGGAGCTTTACCTGCAGGAGAAGTTAACATGAATCAAATAATGGGATTAATGACTAAATAATGGCATTTGGAGCAAGACAAATATCACCAATAGACTTTAATAAAAGTGCTGCAGTAGGGGTAGATTTACCTTTTTCTGCACCTGGAGTATTTAAATCTAATTATACAACAGCTGCCGCTACTAAAAATAATTTAATTAATTTTTTCCTTACCAACCCAGGAGAAAGACCATTAAACCCAACTTTTGGAGCAGGATTAAGATCATTTGTATTCCAACAAATAACAAATAATAATTTAAGTTCTTTGGAAAATGGTATAGAAAAATCTTTAATTAGTTTTTTCCCAAATATTTATGTAGATAATTTATCTATATTATCTAACCCTGATACAAATTTAATTAATATTATTTTAAAATATGGGATTAACCAAACCTCCATACAAGATACTTTACAAATAAATTTCAATGGATAAATCAGTAAAAAGAGACATAAAATATTTAAATAGGGAATTTAGTGATATTAGGGCTAAACTAATAGAATATTCTAAAACATATTTCCCAAACACTTATAATGATTTTTCTCCTGCATCACCTGGAATGATGTTTATGGAACAAGCTGCTTATGTAGGTGATGTAATGTCTTTTTATTTAGATAATCAATTACAAGAAACTTTTACACAGTTTGCTAGACAAACAAATAATTTATATGAATTAGCTTATATGTTTGGGTATAAACCTAAAGCAACAACATCAGCACAAGCAACTATAAGTTTATACCAACAAATTCCTTCAAAATTAGTAGGTAATGAATATACACCAGATTTTGATTATGCTGTAACTATAGGAGAAAATACAACTATTTCTTCATTAACTAATCCTGATTCAACTTTTATAATAGAAGATAAATGTGATTTTTCTATTTCAAGTTCACTAGACCCAACACAAATTTCAATATACCAGCAATTAAATGGTAATCCTCAATATTATTTATTGACAAAACAAAGAAATGCATCATCGGGTACAATAAAATCTAAAGATTTTACATTTACTGATTTTCAACAATTCCCTACAGTTGAAATAGAATCAGAAAATATAATAGGAATATTAGATTGTGTTGATAGTGATGGTAATATTTGGTATGAAGTAGATTATTTGGGTCAAGAAATGATCTATGATAGTATTTCAAATACTAACCCAAATGATCCAAATTATTCTTCTGATAAAAGTAATACTCCATTTTTACTCCAACTTAAAAAAATACAAAGACGTTTTGCTACAAGATTTACCTCAGCTACAAATCTACAAATTCAATTTGGAGCAGGTAACCC